GTCGGAATCGTCAATCTCAACACCGCGAGTCTTTGCCCAAAGCAATTCGCCTTGGTCGTCATATTTCCAGTCAATTACATCAAGCGGAGAATAAACCTGCCAGTACGGGCGAATCTTGTTGTCTTGCTTATCCTTGACGCTCGGCGTAGTGCCGTCTTCGTTGGGTGCAGGGGCATCGATGCCAATCCAGCAATGCTGTGCGGCTAGCCGATAGTCTGACACCTGTCGCATCACGTCATTAACGGATTGACCGTCTCGTGTAATGTCTTTGATTACGTCTTCGTCTCCACCTTCACGGGTCGGTTCATCGCTAAAAACGTACTGGTTAAACTTCTGCGCAATACGTCCGAGATACGGAAATGCGTGTGTCTGCTGTAGTCGTCCTGTAGCGCAGGAACCGTCTGCGCGCTTTCCGCCGATCCAATCGATTTGAGTTTCAGCCGCAAAACGTGACAGACGGTGATTTACGTAAGGCCGCCCACCCTCAAGACCGAGAAGGTTGATAGCAATCTGCTGTTTCCGCGCCTTGTACTCCGCTTTTTCTTTGTGGATCAGAATATCGATAGGCTTCGGTTTAGCTGGCATTCCGTCAGACGCAACAATGGTGCCGTCGATATAGCCCAGATATTTAGGTTCTTTGTTCAAACTGCAACCCGTCAGCATGTTATCTGCTTCTAAACTCATGTATCGGCATTCCTTTTTTAGGCTTTGTATATGTGAATGCGGTGCGTGTCAAGTGATAGTTTATGTTATCTCGGTAACAATAAGCCCTTTTGCAAGGCTAAATCGGGATGAAGAAGGATTCGCCCTGATTCTTGATCATCGGTGCGAGCGCGTATCGTATCGCATCAATGTAATGGTTAAACGCATCCACAACGATAGGCTGAATGTCGCCGCTGTGCTTGTCTATCTTGTAGCTGTACAACCGGAACTCTCTCGCCGTCTCCGCGCATTCTGGATGGACCACAATCTCATCAAACGAGCGCATAAACTCAATCCCGTCCTCAATGCTTCCCTTCCACTTTGATACGCCCTTAATCATTGGCAACCCGTGACGCTTCAAATAACTGATAGATTCAGGCCGTGCGCAGTCTGCCCTTATTTCGTGCTTTTCCAGTGCGGGGATGTGCTTAATTGCAAAAGGTGCGGTGTCGTCAAGCTCAAGCCCTACCTTCCCGCATTCGTGCCTGATATACAGCTTGTTGTTGCGGATAAAGCAACGCACAACAGATGTCGGGTCTTGTGCAAAACCGAAGTCCATTCCGTGGTACGGATTACCGAACGTCGAATCTATCTCAAAATCTTTGATTACGAATTTGCCCTTGAATACCTGCGCCTCTGTGATCTCAAGGAATGCGCCTTCCCAGATATGGTCGTACGTCTCTGGTCTGCGCTTCATGTCATTAAGCCGCTCTTGCTCCAGCGACGAAGGGAACCACGGATTATCAGACCAGTTCATTTCAACGATACAGCTATTGTCTGGCGGGTTAAGCCTGAATCGCTTGTGTGTCGCGCTTTCCGACGACTCGGGGTTATATGTCAGCCAAATCTCTGACCCTTCCTCTCGGATAGTAGGAACAAGCTTTGACCACGCTGATTCTGAAACGCTCTCGGCTTCATCCACCCAGCACAACCGGATAGTTGCCTTTGATTTGATGCTGTCCAGATTATGCCGTAAACCAGCAAAGGCATATTTGATGCGCCCGTTCTTTGTGCGGATAAACTTCTCGCCGATCTCGTAATAATCCTCAAGCCAAGGAACAGACCGGATAGCCGCTTTGACCTCTGCCATGGACGACTCATCAAGAGAGTTCATGTATTCACGCGCACAAAGCACGACACCGGATAAGCCACTCTCTGCAAGCTGATAACCTTTAACGGCTGTCATAAGGGCGAATGATCTAGTTTTGGCGGAGTCAGGAACCACGGCCCCCATAGGCGCCGCGATATCTGTACCCCCTTCCCGCGAACACGGGGATTAACTTCGGTGGAAGCTGTAGTTTAACTGTTCCTGACATAATCACTCCTTAACTCAATCTCTCTTGCCCTGTATGCATCAGATGCCTCGGATGCTGTTTTGAAAAAACCTATATATTCGCGCTTGCCATTGTGTCCTATGCTTGATGCGTACCCGCATATGCCACCCTTGCTCGGTCCTCTGGTGTATTTTATAACACTAACGCCCTTCATTCCTGTTGCAGTTCCGCTGTTTGCCTTTCTGTTCCATGCGCTGGTCATGTCATTAACAGGTCGAAGGTTGCTTGCTTTGTTGTTTTTTACGTCACCATCAATGTGATCAACAATCTTCGGCAAATACCCGTTATGAAGAAGAAAGCATACTCGGTGCACTGACACATAACCGGACCATTCTTTGTATGTTATTTTTGCCCTAATATAACCAAGAGCGTCAACCGCCTTTGGTTTAGCGCCAGCGTATCTAGTGTTCCACCATTCTGGCACACCATCCCTGCGCTTCCATGACAGAGTGCCTTCGATTTCGTCGTAAATAAATATAGACTTTAGAAAATCTATATCGTTCATCGGGGGTTGTTTTTGTTTATTCATTCTACGACTTTAACATACACGTCCGCCATGTCAGCAGGTTAACCTTGCTCATCTGGCGCAACCAACTGGATAACAGACGGCTTCATGCTACCATCAGACGAACTCATATCAATCTCTTGCTTGTCGCTGTATCCGTGCTTGCTCAGCATCATCTTTGACAGGCTCGCGTCGAACGTACGATCAAGCCCATTATCAATCAAAATCTCTTCCTGTTTAGCCTCTACGCGCGCGACGATGTCCGAAAACTCCTGCTTGTCATCATCCTTAATCCACTCGTAAACCATTGATTTAGCAATACCGCAATGAAGGGCCAAGCTGACAATCGACGGAATTTTACGCCCACTGATTTCCCAGTTATTAACGTACTCATGCGCCTTTTTTAAAAGCTCAGGTGTGTATTTTGTCGGTCGTCCGCCAGCCATGTTAGAATCCTACCTCAATCTTGCATGTTAATTCGTCCATATTCTCCATCCCCTTTAATTTCCCCCACCGTAGCGAGCTTGTTTGCGCTTGTCAATGTTGGGTTGGTGAAGCTATCAACTCTTTTCTCCAACCTTTTTTCGGAGGCCATTCAACACCCAGCTTTGCGAGTGACGCTTTTGACCAACCACCGTTTTCGCTTTTCAGCGAGTCTATCAGCTGTTCCATTTCACGCTTGCTTTTTACCTCATCCAGTTTCATCTCATCCTCCCTTTTTAACCTATCCCGGCATTCCGCTTTAGATTGATTACAGAATCCCCCTATGCTTGCAAGTAGCTCAACTAATAAATATCTTCATCTGTTCAGGGTGTCATGTGCTTCGATGCATCCGTCGGTGTTATCCTCTGTTAGCTCTAGCCCCATCATCACAGATTGCTTGTTCCTGCATGACTCTTGAAGTCTATCCCGTATAATCTCGCATGAGTTCAATTAAACAGCTGTCAGTTCGTTAAGGCTCGGCGGTCACTCTCTAAAACACCCGAACTGTCAGACTCCCCGCACATCTCAGTGCCGTGACGTTTTCCTTTACGCTTTCGCGCTTTGTCTTCCGATTGCAGAGTCAGGAGGGGTAATCCTGATCCCACTATTTGAATTTAAAAAAGAACAAAAAAATAGCATATTTTTGTGAGGGTTAAGAACGCGGCTAACTAAACCGACCCCTCGCAGAAACATGCTATTCAGTTATTTATCGGCGGTTCTTACTCCGCTTAATCTGATAGCAGATTACACGTTTTTGGGGTCGTGTCAACCCCCTCGCGCCGCTTTTTTCGTCTACGGTTCTTCTGCTTCTTTGTCAGCCTCTTCTCGCTCGCCGCTTTGCTCTCGGCCTTGCGTCTTTTCCTTCTGGCTTTGACCATGTCGTCATAGTTTAGCATCCTTTCTATCTTGTCGGTTCGATTATTTGTTGTCACTAGGCTCGCGCTGAAGTTCTCCTGCGTGCATTTAAGAATGCCCCTCGACCTCCCTATTGCGTTTGGTGCGCCTGATAGCATAATCCTGTTAAACAGCTCCACGCCAAGCTCCCTGCGCTTTAGCTTCCAAGATCGATGCTGTGATAATCTTTCCGCTGTTAACCGTAACGTCTGGCTCTTGATTTTTGCCAACATTTTCGGCTC